GTGTTTGATTGCACTGGGGGCCAGTAGCAGCTCACCAGTTACAGTGCAAAATGCCCCTGGCAGTACCATGCCGCGTTCAAAGCAAAGGTACGAGCCGACAAAGGCCAGATTGGAGAAGTGACGCAGAGTATCGCGATAATCAGTCTTGTAATTGTTCATTGCCAGGGCCATCCCATCTCGATGTCGCCCTGCCAGACATTCTCGTCTAGCGGATTATTTTCGCAATAGACGCGGAAGATGCCCTGCATCTCTTCAAGGGAGATGTTAAGGCGGTTGGCCATAATCTTGACGTTGGACTGCCCTTTGAATAGGACCTGGCAGGCCTCAAGCGTCGTTATCGTCGGTAAGTCCGTAGGTGTAGCCAAGAGGTCCTCCTAGAGGTGTTTCGCCCTCTATTTCCTCCCAGTATACCGGCTTGACTACTTCCGGCTCCGGGGTAAGTTCCTTAGCCTGCTGATCTACACTTCTCACGGTTAGGTCGGCTCTCCAATCGATCCAAAAACCTAGCCAGTTATCGTGGCACAACCTGAGCCACTTGTTGTCACGATAAAGGCCCCGGTCCCAGAGGAGGCGAATCACCTCTACGACTAGAGCCTTGGCGACCTTATGGTCTATGCGCTTCACTTGCGCTCAACTTCGAGGTACCCTGCGACCAGGTCCACCAGACCGTCGTCGATTTTGTTACCGGTGGTTTTGGCGTATGCGTCAAGCAGGTCAACGACGAGTTGCTTGACAGCTGTTGAATTAAGGAAGCGGAGTAGGACGGGCTTGACCGCCTTGGTAATAGCTTTCATGACTAAGGTTGTGACGTCGGCCCTATTTTACCTATCGGCAAACTAGCAAGAGTCAAAGCGGCCGCAAGTGATCCTATCATCTTCTGACATTCTAAGGATCCTTGGCGCGGATGCTATTATCCGCCAGGAAGCGAAGCTGAGTGTCGTGGAGGGCACTCCGAACTACGGTGCTGAAGATTACGTCTATATTTATATCGAGAAATATCCCACAATAGACGAATTCGAGGCAGTCTGGAGGATCTGGGTCAGGGATGCTAGCGGAATGGGGCAGTATGTCCTGGACGCCATGGCAACCTTGCTGCCAAATTTCGAAAAGAAAGACGGTTACTACCGCACTAGCGATTTCGCCTCTGATCGAACTGTAGTCAAAACCGAGGCGGAAAAACAGCTAGAACAGCTTGCAGCAGAGCGTCAAAGTATCAAGAAGGACTTTAGCGGGCTCCAGGAAGGGCTACAGGCCCGTTTAAGCACCGTCAGGGAGGGCGTGACGGAAAGGACGGCAGGGACGGCTTAGACGGCCGCCACGGGGTCGACGGCAAAGACGGCAAAGATGGCAGGGATGGGCGCGACATAGAAGCCACCGAGACAGAACTGTTCGACCTTAAGGACGTAGAGCAATCACCTATTCCTCTAGAAAAGGGGCAAGTGCTTACCTGGGACAGCTCCCGGTGGACTAATCTGTACACACGAGTCAGCTCTTCCGTTGGAGGCGGAGGCGGAGGCGGGGGAGCGTCGGACGTCGAGGTACTCAATGACCTCAGCGAGTACCACTGCAAACGTGCGTGCCTCCGACCTTACAAATAATGGACAAATTTATTTCAGCATCACTTACACTGCTGCATAATTATTGCCCGCAATGGCATAAAACTACGACCCATTAAACCTGTTCCTACCAGTCGGCAGTTCCTAAAATGGCTTTCACCGAACGTCAAGAGTACAAGCTAGAGATCATCCCTCCTTACAGCGTCATTCAATGCCGTCGTGCAGACATCGTTGAAAAAGATGGTGTTGAAGTGGGGCGTCAATACCACCGCATGGTTCACAGCCCTGGTGACGACATGACCAATGCTTGCTCTGAAGCACAAGCAGTTGCCGCTGCATTGTGGACACCTGAAGCTATCGATGCTTATCAAGCATCTATCGAGGTTGATGAAGAACTTCCTAGCGAGTGATTAGGCATCCTAGCCCAGCTTCTGCTGGACTCAAATGGAACTATCTGCTGCTGGACTTGATCTGATCAAGCATTTTGAAGGACTGCGACTTGAGGCGTATCCAGACCCCGGTACGGGTGGAGACCCCTGGACGATCGGGTTTGGGACTACCCGAGACGTAACGCCTGGGATGGTTATCACCGAAGAGGAAGCAGAGATAATGCTGTACCAGGATCTGCAGGTCTACGTTGCAGGTGTAAACCGGCTCATGAGTTCGGTGCAGCTTGCCCAGCTTGAATTTGACGCATTAGTCAGCTTTGCTTACAACTGCGGTGTTAGCGCCCTAGAAGGATCCACTCTCCGGACGAGATTGCTTGCTGGTGAGCCTCGCTGCTGGGTCTATCAGAAAGAACTGCTCCGGTGGAATAAGGGTGGCACAGGAGTGCTCGAAGGCTTGACCAGGCGTCGCCAGGCCGAGGCCGATATGGCCTGTAAGGGATACCTGACCCAGGCGCCTGCTGCCATCGAAGAAGCTGAGCAAAAGCTCCAGTTCCCTCTGGATGTTCCCTATTTTTGGCAGCGCGATAGCAAGACGGGTCACGGTGAGCGTATGTGCTTTTCCAGTTCCATGGCGATGGCGATGGATTATATCGACCCTGAAGCGTTTAAAGGAGACGACGACTGGTATCTGCAGCACGTCTTCAAATACGGTGACACCGTTTCCTCAGCCGCTCAAGTGCAAGCCGCAGAATCGCTTGGATATAGGCTTGAGTTCCGTACTGACGGCACTGAGGAGGCCTTGATTGAGCAGCTGAACAAGGGGATCCCTATCCCTGTCGGGATCCTTCACAGAGGTTCTATAGACTCCCCCTCGGGAGGTGGTCATTGGATCTGCCTGGTGGGCGTAGATGACACGTATTTCCACGTCCACGACCCATTTGGCGAGCTTTCGCTAGTTGCGGGAGGATATCCTAAGGCTGGGCCTGAGGATGGCAAGTTCCAGAAGTATACCCGCAAGAACCTTATGAAACGATGGCTGATTGATGGCTCCGGTCAGGACGGCTGGTACATGAAATTTCTTTGATTTTTTTTGGAACACTTGTTCCAGAATCACTGAAATCGTGCAAGCTGTCCTCTCATGGCTCCCAGGCTACTATTATGACCGCGGCTCTCTGAAGAGTACCGGAGCGGCCATCCCTCCCACTATGCACCTCCGCGAAGACGGGGAAATTATGGTTTACTGCCGCCCCTTCTTCCGCTGCGGTCCTACTGTAGGGCTCTTCCTTAAGATGTCGGGAATCAAGGCTGCTGTTGAACGCGGGGATACCTGAGCAATAGAAAAGGGGCCCGAAGGCCCCTTCTCATTCCCCAAGCCCCCAAGGCTCCCTTTTATTCTAACAGGTCACCATACTCATAGCCGTCGATTGATTCGACGATCTCCTTCAAATACTGGTGGACCGCTTCTTCTTCCCAGGAAAGCTGGTTAAGAAGTGCGTCGCCGATTGCATTCAGGGCGTACTCGTGGTCGGGGCCCCAGCCACCGTTTTCGCGAGCATGATCCCGCAACTGCGCAGCTGTAGACAGCAGGTTCAGTTCTGTCTGCTGGGTCTGGAGGTCCGTTACCTCCGGCTCCTCTGTTTGCTGGAGCAAAGCTTGATAGCCAGCCAACCTGTTCTTGTCGATCAACCTAAGCAGGAAGTAGCCAACACTGCCAAGAGAAGTCAGTACCACGTTCGACACGAACTGGGTCGCTCGAATAGAGAAACCCAGAACCGCTGCTGTAGTGTGAAAAATAAAGCCTCTCATGGGTCCTGCTCGTTTGTATCAGTCTACCGTGCGAACGTTTGTTTCGTCCGTCATGACCGAACAGTAGGCATAGTCCATGTGCAAAACCGACTTGTCGATAAAGCCGCCGATACCTGTGACCTGCTTTCCGTCCCAGTAGGCCTGGCGGCCACGGGTCTTAGCGTGCCACAGTTCCAGGGGGCGCTTCTTCTTCTCCGAGCCGCTCTCCTCATCCTGGGAAGGCTCTCGACGGACAATCCACACAGCATGACTGACGTGAGACAGGGCGTCGGTGCCGCGGATCTGGTCAAGAGTCGGCGCCTGCTTGGAACTGAGTGCGTCCATGCCCACCCGGTTCATCTGGGCCAGGACGATCAGGTCAATCTCCAACTGCTTGGCACAGTTCATCAGCCTGTAGGCACGCTCTTCCAGCATTGCAGCTTCAGAAGAAGGTGCGCCCTTGTGACGAGCTAGGACGTGGAAGTGGTCGACTATAGCGCAGCGCAGGTCAGGATTCTTTGCCTTCATGGAGCGGAGGCTGTTGATCACGGCGTCGACATCAGCTCCCCACGGATCTTCGACCAGCAGCTTGCCGCCACCGGCCTGGATCGCTCCAGCTGCGGCCATAATGTTATTACTCACCTGTTCGCGGTTGGAGGTGGGTGACTCGATGTCACCAACAGCTGCCCAGCCGCCGTGATTGTCGTTAGCGGCGCGAGTGGCAGCAGACCAGATGCGAGCATAGATCGCGTGCTTGTCAAGCTCTGCCGAGATGAAGCCAACCTTGAGTCCACCTAGGGCCAGGTTCACTGCGGCATACACGCCCAGCACAGTCTTACCAACACCTGTGCGTGCAGCAAGAGTGAACAGGCGACCACCTTGAGCCTCGCCCGCATGGCGAACACCTCCCTCCATGTCGATGTCCATAGCCTTAAGCCCAGTGCTTACGGGGCGTGACTGCTGGCGTGCACTCATGATCTGGTCGATGAACGAGACTCGGCCATCTGTAGGGTTCAGCAGATCCTCGATAGCGTCCACGGCATTGCCTTGATTTCCCACGGATCCACGAAGCATGCCTAAACAGGTCATAAGTTCCTGCTGTTGCTCTTCGATGGCTTTCTCCAGCTTGGAGTCAGAACGGATGGCCTGGTTGGCAACGTGCTGTGCTTGCTTGAAGTTGGCCCGTGCTCGCTGTTGACGAAGCAGGTCAATAGCCACGGACCACTCGGATTCAGCGTCACCGTAGGCGACCATTGTTTCCGACTGAGATAGCTCGCTGACTGTCTGGTTGAATTCAATGATCGAAACGTACTGGTTGCCGTTCTTGGGGTAGGCGGCGATCAGCGTCTCCTTGCTGATCAGTGTCGCACCATCAGCTTCGCCGGTATAGATCTTGTCGATCAATCCACCGATCGCACGGAAAACGTCGGTAGACCAGAGCTGCCTGGGCAGGGATTGGCCGTGGGCTACGCCAACCGCTGTGCGCAAGTCGGACCATAGCTCGCGAGCCTTGCCGGAAGGACTGGTCAGGATGCGACACAGCACAATCGCTTCTTGGTCTCTAGTCTCGTCCTCTTCGGCCTTGATGGTTGGCTGGATCTTCTCCATCAGCCGGGAGATACCGAGGATGGTTTCTGCCTCCTCGGACCCGACTCCGGTAATCTTGTCGCCTTCAGCCTGAAGGAGGCCGAGGTCAACTGCTTGCTGGATGTGCTTGGGGAAGGTCATAAGTCTCAGGGGAGGTAGTAGAACTCGTGGCGATCATTCTTGAAGGTCCAGCGCCAGATCCGACCTTCGGGGGAAACGTACACTCGCGCCGTATCGGTTGGAGTGAACCCTGAATCCAGTTTAGCTGCATCTGCCGGATTGTCCACAACAATTCGCTCGATCGCAACAAACTGCTTCTGCCCTTTGGAGTGGTACCAGTCAAGGAAAGCCTGGTCAGAGCCATCAAAACCTGCGGATGCAGCCTTCTTAGTGCTGCCCAGCTTGTAAAGCTGTTCGACGTTTGTAAACTTTTTATCGTCAGGAGTGCCGTAGCCGAACAGGTTGTGGATCTTCAGGGTGTCTCTTTTGCTCCACCATTCGTGGACACGTGCTCCGTCGCAGACGCGCTTGATGAAGCCGTCGTAGTCGTCGCGGTCGTGTTCCAGTGCCTTGGTCTGGGCCTCGATGGCGATGTAGGCAGATGGGTGCAGGGCGCCCTTGACTTCCATCCAGCCTTCAAGGCGGTGCTTGTTCCAGGCTTCTTTGATCAGGGTCTTTCGTTCCGCGGGACTAAGGGTTCCAGCAGGCCTGTTTGGCTTCCGCTCTTCCTCGGCTGCGATGGTGTGGGTCTCCTCGACAGGCTGAACCTCTTCGACGACAGGTTGAGCAATGGGTTCAAAGTTGCTGTCCGGCAGGGTGACTATGATCTCGCCGTTCTCCTCCCGGAGGTAGCCCTTCTTGCGCAGGTCGCGGCGGCGGTTGCGGAATGCGTCGACATGGAGGCCAACGGCGTCAGCGGCTGCGAGGGCGTTCTCTGAATGGAACTGGCCTCGGGGTCCAATCAACCCGGCCAGTCGGATCCAGAGTCGGACCTCGGAGTCCTTGAGTGTTTTGTCTGCAGCGAGCCGCAGGGGAACCTTGACCCAGTCGTGAGTCAGATTCAGATCAGTCCTGATGAGCATGGGCAATTTGCGGGGTACTCTCAGTGTAGCAGGATGATTCGTCCTAGGATGATTCGTCCTAGGATGATTCGTCCTGGTTTGCAGGATGATTCGTCCTGCTTTGTGGGATGATTCGTCCTGGACATCTATATATAAGATTTTTAGATAAAGAGATATACGCGTGTGTGCGGGTTTGGAATACTTGGCCATGTCTGCCACCAACAAGATCAGTTCCCGCCGACCGAGAGGTTGGACCCAGTGCCCCAAGCTGAAGGCCGCCTATGACGAGGGCGGTGAGTCTCTTGGTCGGTTGATGCTGTGGCAACCGGAGCGAGCCAAGAAAGCCTGGAAGCTGATCGCGGGAACCGGGATCTATCCACGCTGGTACCTTGATGGTTTCCGCTACCATTTCATCCGAGAGAATCCAACCGAGTACAGGCGCTGGAAGAAGCGACGTTACGAGGCTCGCAAGCGTGCGAAGGCGCAGGCTGTTAAGCTGGAAAGGAGCCGACGACGAGGCCGCGAGGTCGTTGATCCGAAGCATGAAAACCAAGAGCCACCAGGCCCTAGGTGAGCCGTCCTGTGAGGCGGATGCCGTTCATTCACCCCACATGAGTCTTATTCGCCGATGCTCTCGAACCGTTGTCGAGTGGCTGCGTCAGCCATCGCCCCCGTCAGCTACATCTGCCTGGTGTCTGGTCTGGTTCCCCTTGGTGCCGCGCTCAACCTCGCAGGACAAGTCCTGATCACCCCGTTCGCACTGAAGAACCGGGCCTGGGACATGGTTGCCCTCAGCGTGTTCTTCTCCGCTGTCAACCTGTTCGCCTTAGCTCCACATGTTGCAAAAATTAATCGTTCTTCTGCTGCAATTTCAAGCCGTGTGGAGCGGGTTAATCGTTCCGTGCATGCAGCCCGCCGCCTGGAAGGCGTGCACCACCAATCATGGTGAGTGGCTCTGGCCTGTTATTCGGCAGGCCTGGGATATCAGAACTGGCAGGGAAGTGCCATATTCGCAGGAAGCTGATATACTGAACAGGTAACCCTCTAAGAGGAACCGAAATGACTCTCCCCAATCTCGCAGGCGTAGCAAGCAAGGACCTGGTCGAAAAGATCGGCTCAGGTAAATTCAGCGCAGCGTACATCAACTGGTCACGCACCATGAACCTGCTGCGTACCCACGCACCGGGCTGGCTGGTTGACTATGTGCCCGCAGAGGACGGCAGCCTGCTGCACCGCGCTCCAGTGGGTGCCTACCTGCTGATCCGCTTCCAGAACATGGAGACCGGCGCCGTGACTCCTGCGCTGCCTCAGGCCGTGATGGACCACCGCAACAACGCTATTGCGTTTGATAAGATCACCGCTCGTGACGTAACTGACACGCAGCGTCGTGGCATGTGCATGGCAGCCGCAATGCACTTCGGCCTGGCATACGAGCTGTGGGCTAAGATGCCCCTGGAGTCTGGCTACCAGTCCGAGGAAGCCCCTACAGCCCCAAAGGCCCCTACCGCGTCGCCGTCAAGGGCCCCTTCAGAGCCCAAGGCCGCTGCGGAGGGTGCCAAGGCATCTGAGGCCACGTTTCGCGAAGCCGCCCTCGAAAAGGGTTTCACCACCTACGCAATCGAAGGGCTCCTTGGTGTCGTCAAGGGTAACTTCGCCAAGGGCGTCGATACCCTGCGCAACAAAACCGCAGCACAGGTCGAAGAAATCAACACCAAGTACGCCCCCAAAGAGGAGCCCAAAAGCGACGAGGACGACGGAAGCCAGTGGTGATCTGCGAGGCTTTTTAGAGTTCTTTAATGGAACACTCATAGAGCTGGCTTGACGCCGGCTCTTTTTCATTGCATACTGTTCGTATACCTCACGGAGGACCCGACATGACCGACTCAATCCAATCCTGGCTCAACACTGCTGGCCGCTTCCCTCTCCTTCCTAAAAGCGAAGTTATCCGCCTGGCCAAGAAGCGCGACACGCTGGAGCCTGGCTCCAAGGCCTACATCAAGGTGATCAACAAGATCTGCAACCACAACCTTCGCCTGGTGGTTACCGTCGCCAAGACTTACGCCAACAAGCGTCATATCCGGACTGGCTCCGAGATGATGGCTGACCTGCTTCAACTGGGCTACTTCGGCCTGCGCCGTGCTGCTGAGAAGTACGACGCTGCTCGCGGCTACACCTTCTCTACTTACGCCACCCCTTGGGTGCGCCAGTCGGTCTATCGCGGCGCTCAGTATCTGGAGAACCTGATCTACATTCCTGAGAACACTCAGTGCGAGCTGCTCTACATCCGTCGGCACGGTGAGCGCAGCAAGTCCAAGAATGGTCGCATTGCTCAGGACTATCTGAACAGCGCTGACCATGCCCTGCGCGTCGGCTCCATCGACGTTCGCATCGAAGACGATGAGTCCGCTACCCTGTCGGACGTTATCAGCAACGACAACAAGATCCTTAACGGTAATGAGGTCTTCTCTGACCGTCGTAACGAGCTGCGCGGCCTGCTCCGCAAGGCTGGTGTCAAGTCCCGTGACATCGAATTCGTTATGACCTACCTGCGCGGTGGCCGTATTCAGAGCGCTGCCTCCAAGTGTGGTATCTCTGCTAGCCGTGGCCGCGAGGTCTACAACGCCGCTATCAGCAAGCTGAAGGCCCTCGCCTGATAGAATGAAGTACACCCACCTCTAAGAGGAACCGACAAATGGCTGCAATCACTACAGCTGGCAAAGTCACCGCTAAGCAAGGCACTGAAGCCGTCACCGTTCGCGAGTTCGGCAATGGCGGCAAGATCGCTAAGTTCAGCATGGTCGACCAGGAATACTTCTACGTGAAGCAAGGTGAGGATCGCCCCGGACAGTTCTACAACTGCGAAGTCAATGGCAAGCAAGCCGACATCGTGGCGGACCGTCTTCAGCGTGGTGACCGAGTGTGCGTGCGCGGCCAGCTGGTTCAGCGTGAGTACAACGGCAAGACCTATCTGGACATCAAGAACGCTTCTGTGACCTTCATGGAAGATCGGCGCGATGACGCGTCTGGTGGCGGGGATCCTTTCTGATTGGCAACATAAGGACGGCTACCCTTCAAGTGTCGTCCCGCGACGCTCAATCCGAACGAAGTTGCGACCCTCCTGGCAAAATCCAGGGGGGTTTCTTCTTGACAAGATGAACGGGCCTTGTTAGATTGAACGAAGTTCAAGGAGGTATCCATGAATCAATTCGGATTCCGCATTGAAGAAGCGGAAATTGCGCCAGGGACGCTGGGGCTTCTGTATGACTCGATTCCCCAGCTCACTACGGCGGATGTCAAGCCGTTCGTCTGGGCGATCTTGTTGTTTCGCAAGGCTGTCCGCAAGTCCGAGGTGGTCGGCTCGATCACGTCTGTATGCGCCCACAGCGAGCTTTACAGTGGCTGGAGTGATGATCTAGACCACGAAGACTACAGAACCCGCCTGGAGTGGCTTGTAGACGAGGTTCTGGGCGATATGACAGCAACTGGGCTCCTCTACTACGACGAGGAGGACGATCTTTGGATTTTGAGCGCCGAGGATAAGTTTCTGCCGACAGTGATCAAAGCAGTTGCTGGTATCGACGGAAGCTTGCCACAGCAGTACATCTTAGAAAGGGAGATCAAGTGATGCCACGTAGAGCACAAAAGAAGCGGGCCCAGCGCCGCCAGCGCGACCTGGAGAACGACATCAACACCAATGGGGTGGATGAGCACAGGCCGGGCACTTTCAAGGTCTACGACCGCAAGAACATGGTGACGCTGGCCAAGGGGCTTAACTGGGAACAGGCCGTCAAGGTGTGGAATGAACACCCGACTACGGCGATTATTTTGTCGGAACAGCATAGGATGGGACGCTGATGGCCAGGATCCTTAAGGATGGCACCTATAAAGCCAAACCATCTGCGCTGAAGGCATCTCAACGAATGTCTGGGCCTATTGACTTTCAAACCGCACTCCGCAGGGGAACCAATGTAAAAGTTTTCATGGGTGCCGGCTGGGAAAAGGGTACGGTGGTAGAATGGACAAAGAGTCGAACAACTGTTAGGCTCAACAGAGGCAGTAAGACAGTTGTCTGTCACGATGCCCGCAACCTCGAAATTCTCTAGGAGGACCCCATGACTGACATGATCAACCCTGACCACTACAAGGGCGACCGGCAATACGAGCCGATTGCTGTTATCGAGGACTGGGGGCTCAACTACCGACTGGGCAATGCCCTGAAGTACCTGAGCCGCAACGGCCGCAAACCCGGCGAGGATCCCCGTGAAGGGCTTCGCAAGGCTATCTGGTACCTGGAGCGGGAGATCGAGTCTCTCGACAAGCCTAGCCCGTATACACCGCCTGCAGACGTCCAATACGAAGACGTGCTGGAGTACTATGGCCAGTCGATTGATCTTGACGAAGCTTGGCCAACCCAGGCTGCCCAGCCAGTGCCATTCGAGTGGACCGGCCAGGACGAGCTGAGCCTTGACGTGGGCCGTGATGGTCCTGTCGGTGCTGGCGGCTTCGACGTGCTCAGCGTCAACGACTTCTGGATGGAGACGCCTGACTATGTCACTGGCTGGGATCCCACCCTGGGCCCCGTTGAGATCGACCCCGAGGAGATTGACCAACTGCTGGCTAAGAAGGATCTGAACCAGTTTGGGGACGACGAGATTGTGTCCACTGTTGAGCGCCGCGGCATGATCATCGGCTTCCGCAAGGACGGCAGTAGCTGCATTATTAAGGACGGAAGATGCCAGTGATCTGCTTCTCCTTGGTAGGCCTGTCCTCCCTGCTTGGGTTTCTCGCGCTCTCAGTGGGGGGCATCGGTATCCTTGGCGTAGCTGCGACCTTGGTCGATGATTACGTTAGAGATCCTTCATCCTCTCTTCAGTAAGGCAAGGCCCAGGGTCACCAGTCGCGGCACATTCATGCCGAAGAAGTATAAAGACAACCAAAAAGAGCTTCTGGCCAAGGTCAAGGAGCAGTACGACGGGCCTCCTCTGAAGGGGCCCCTTCGTGTTGAAATGGAACTGTTTGGAGAGGGTAGGGCCGACATTGATAACGTGGTCGGCGCTTTTTTCGATACCGTCAACCAGGTCCTCTGGGAGGATGATCGAATCAGTATTATCCCTGAGCTGTCCGTTCGCTGGATCAAAGCTAAGAAAGAGTTCAGCGCCTGGCACGTCAGGATTATCGAGATTGGCGAAGAGCAGGAGGAATTGCCGTTCTGATAGACTGAAGGAAATGCTTCGCAACCCGTGACTGCTGAAATTTCTTACAACCAGAGCGATTTCGCTTATCGCAGAGAGGAAGGGGTAAACCAGTCAAGTCTAAAGAAAATACTAGATAGCCCAGCACACTACCAGGCGGCTCTTAAGTCCAAGCTGATCCCAACACCTGCGATGGAGATGGGAACCGCTTTGCACTGCCTGAGCCTGGATGGCAAAAAGGCTTTCGATGGAGCCTACATCCAGAAGCCGGATGGACTGAGCCTGGCGACCAAGGCTGGCAAGGAGTGGAAAGCCAGTGTCGGCCGCAAGAAGGTGCTGTCAAGTGGCGGCAAAGACGACCCGTGGGGCAGCGTCCAAGGCATGGATGCGAGTCTCAAGCGGCTGGCATGGTTCGACCCAAGCCAAGAGGACTACATCAAGTACAACGAGGTCTCGATCTACTGGGAGGACTTCGGCGTCAAGTGCAAGGCTCGATTGGACCGCGTGCTAATCGAGGAGGGTATTGTCCTGGATCTCAAGACAACCGACAGCGTCGATCCGGAGGCTTTTACCAAGAAGGTTGTAAACCTGGGCTACGACTTCCAGGCAGCCTACTACGCTCGTGCAGCAGAGGTCGCGTACGGCAAGCCGTTCAAGTTCGTCTTCGTCGCTGTTGAGCGTAAAGCGCCATATACGGTGGATCTTTTTGAGGTCACCCCAGATATGATGCGGGAAGGTGTGTACAAGATGGAGAAGGCCCTGAAGGCTTATGCTGAGTGCGCCGAGACAAACAAGTGGCCGAACAGGGAGCCAGTGATCCGTCAGCTCGACTACCCAGGCTGGTACAAGTCTGTTATAGTGGAAGAGACCCCAACCCACGAGGAGGACTTGTTCTAATGCTTTCCCGCGAAGACCACTCCGCAGCACTCGTTTCAATCACGCCTAACGCCGAAGACAACATCGTCTACATGGCTCGCGTGAGCAACCCCCAGAATCAGATGAACAAGGAGACCTCTCCTCGCCTGATTCGCTACCTGATCAAGCACAAGCACTGGTCGCCTTTTGAGATGGCTAGCATGCAGGTCGAGATCAACACTACCAGGGCAATCGCCGCACAGATTCTGCGCCACCGCAGCTTCTCCTTCCAGGAGTTCTCGCAGCGCTACAGCGACGTCAACCAGATCGGCCATGGTATCGGCTTGCCCCACCTGCGTCGTCAGGACGACAAGAACAAGCAAGCCAGCCACGACGACCTAGATCCAGAAATGGTCGAGCTGATGGAAAAGCAGATCACCCAGATCTACGCCAACAGCCTTGACTACTACGAGTACCTGCTCAGCAAAGGCGTGGCCAAGGAATGTGCTCGCTCCATCCTGCCTCTCGGGATTCCTAGCAGGCTCTATATGTCCGGCTCAATCCGCTCGTGGATCCATTACCTACAGATCCGCTGCGGCGTCGAGACTCAGCTGGAGCATCGCTTGATCGCCAACCAGATCAAAGACATCTTCGAAAAAGAGCTGCCCAATGTATATGAAGCAGCCTTTACCTGATAGATTGAATTGCTTGCATCGAATGGGGAGGGCTATGCACCCTCCCTTTTTAATGCTTCGGCATACTAGCCCGACACAGAGAGATTCTAGTCGTGACGAGCGATCCTAACAGTTGGCCGGAGTGGAAGCCCGAGCTGAAGAGAGACGGCAAGATCTGGGAGCATACTCGGGGCTACAAGGTTAATGATGCTGGTCGTCACGAAAACGCAGAGCAATATCGGGCATTTCAGTTCTACATGAACTCTGGTGGCGACCGTAGCTATGTGGCCACTGCAAAGTTCATGGACCTAGTCGAAGGCACCATTCAGGGTTGGGCCAAGAAGTACAAGTGGGAGAAGCGTGCAGCGGCCTGGGACAAAGCTCAACTGTCTCTTGCATTCAAAGAGTCCAGCAAGATCGAAAGGCGCCAGCACAGGGAGGCTATCCAGGAGTTCCGTCAGGCCAACGAGGACCAGGCTAAGTTAATGATGGACGTCAGTTCCGACCTCATGAACATCATTCAGAAGCGCATCCTGAAAGCCGAGGCCGAGGGAGAAGACATTCCGATGGGACTGGTATCGGGTCTGATGCGTGCAGCCGCCAACATCTCCGACTCTGGCCGTCAGGCTTGGGCTACCAGTCTTGGTGTGACGGAGCTGATGCAGGTGGTTGACAACGAGCTTGAAGAGGTTCAGGTCGAGATCATGGATCCCGAGCATGACGAAGCTTACGATATCCCCGTGGAGGAATGATAGATGGCCAGCAAGTTAGGAAAGGACTACTTAGAAAGGGCGGCCTCGGGTCAGGATCTGGTTAGAGAGGTCAAGGCCAAGAAGGCTGCCAAGATGGATGCCGGCAAAAGGGTTATCCTCTGGAAGTTTATCAAAAAGGTTTTTCCAAAGTACAAGTTCTACAAGTTTCATGCCACAGTTATCGAACAACTCCAGCGAGTTATCGACGGAGAGTGTAATCGCCTCATCCTCCAGGTCCCGCCGAGACACGGAAAATCGCTTCTTGCTTCGCAGCTTCTGCCTGCTGCTTATTTGCTGGCTCACCCAGATCGGTTTGTCGGAATCTCGTCCTACTCCGCCGAACTGGCCGAGGGATTCTCAAGAAAAGCCCGTGACTTCTTTCGTGACGGCGGCGGACTCCTCAATCCTTCGAGTCAAGCTGTAAATGCTTGGGGCACTGAGGGAGGCGGAGGCCTCTGGGCTGCCGGTGTGGGCGGTTCCGTCACTGGTCGCTCTGGCCATCTTCTCATTATCGACGACCCCGTCAAGAACCGAGAAGACGCGGAAAGCGCCAGAATGATGGAGAAGCTCAACGACTGGTACACGTCCACCTTATACACCCGCTTGGAGCCCCATGTGGGCGCTATTGTGGTGATTCAAACCCGATGGTCGGAAAACGACATGATCGGGCAGCTAATTGAAAACGAACAAAACGTATCCGAAAAAGGCCGTGAAAACTGGACAATCGTTGACCTCCCTTCCATCTACGAAGAACAAGAAGACAGGCCAATCCTGCCAGCTCACTGTCCCGTTGTTCCTGACTGGCGTTCTGAACCTGGCGAGGCGCTCTGTCCTCAGCGCTACGACTCGGATGCCTTGGAGCGCATCAGAGAGGCTATCGGTTCTCGGGATTTTGCGTCTTTGTATCAGCAGAGGCCAGCTCCCGAAGGTGGTAACATGTTTAGTCCTGAATGGTGGCAGTATTACAGTTGGGACACACCTATGCCTGAATTCCAGCGAATCATGCTTAGTGTTGACTGTACCTTTACCGACACGAAGAAAAGCGACTACGTGGTGGGCGCTGTGGTCGGTCAAGCCGGGAGTCAGTTCTACGTTCTCGACCTCGTCAGGGAGAAGCTGGACGTGGTGGGCACCATGGCTATGATTGCCCGACTGTACAAGCGACACGCTCTATCCGGCACTGTTATCGAACTTGCGGCATCTGGTTACGCTGTTTATCAGATGATGCAGAAGAAGGTTCCTGGCTTGATTGGCTTCAAACCCGAGAAGTCCAAGGTGTCTCGTGCTTCAGGCATAGTGCCGCTAGTGGAGGCCGGCAACGTATATCTTCCTGCTAGTGCATCGTGGTTGGATGCTTTCATTAACGAATTCAGCCTGTTCCCAGCCTCCAAGAATGATGACATGGTCGACGCACTGACGATGGCTATCAACTATTGCAGTCAGCGTTCTGCTCCGCAGATGACTCAAGTCACCTGGGGCCGAGCTGATAGACATCTTCCAGGCGTCCAACAGTATAACTGGTAGACTGTATCTAGCTTTATCTAACTTAATGGCCAGGCGACCAACTAAGTTCAAGATGACAGCGGAACAGCAGCGCCTCGCCTCGGAGAATCTTAACCTCGCAAGAAGAGAGGCCTGGAAAATCCAACGCAGCACTGGTATCGATTACGATACGCTTGAATCGGTTGCATTCGAGGGCCTGTGTAAAGCAGCCAATCGCTACGATCCGACTCGACCACACCCGATCACGGGGAAAAGTATGCGCTTCAGCTCTCTTGCGGTGCCCACCATCCGTGGTGAGCTGCTGCACTGGGTTCGCGACAAGACGTACGCCGTTCGACTTAGCCACAAAATGCGAGAGCGTTGGGTGAAGGGCCGCAAGTTGCTGTATAGAGGTTCTAGTGACCTAGAAGTGGCGACAGCTCTGGAGATCACTCCGGAAGAGTGGCAAGAGGTTAGAAAGGTTTGCTCCGGCCCACCGCTGGAACTGAAGGAGCAGGCCAACCCGACAGAGCCCCTGGAGCCTAATGAGCTGGACTTCGCGGCTCATTACCTGCTGGTCGCAAGGGATGTTGTCGCAGACAACGACGAGGGCCATGGCCGCCTAGACATTTACCTGTCCGGCAACGGGTCGGTCATTCCTCGCGAGGATGTCGATGCCATGCTTAACGCAGCTGGCTGTCAGCCCACCAACTGGTCCGAGATCGAGGACACCTCCTGGGAAGACATCTCGCCAGGCCGTGCTCAGGGGTTGCTATTTTAATTCCTGGGTGTTAGGATGAGTGCATGGGAATCTCACGCACCTCACTCAACCAAATTAAAGCGGCCTCTCTGTCAGAGGTCGTAAAGGCTCAAGGAGCCGTCCTGAAACGAGTAGGCAGGGAGTTCGTGACCACTTGCGTGTGGCACGAGGACGCCAACCCGTCTCTAACCATCAATGACGACAAGGGTTTCTGCTTTTGCCATGTCTGCCGCGAGGGCGGCGATGCCATGGACTATCTGCAGAAGCGCAATGGACTGGGCCTGCAGGACGCCGCGGAACTGGCCGGTTCCATCCTGGGCATTCAGATCGAGTACGACCATATTAACCGAGAAGAGCAGCAACGTAGGGCTGCCAGGCGTCAGGCTGCGCTGGATAAGCTGCAGGCCGAGCAGGAGCTGTATCGCTCCAACCTGCGCCACGAGAGAGCTGGCCGCATTCGCGACATCCTCAAGGCCCGTGGTTTGTCTGCTGCAGCAAGCAAGGAGTTTGGTCTGGGCTTCGCCGCTACAGGTTTCTTTGCTGGCCGCATCACTGTGCCCATCCTCGACCATCGCAACAAGTTGGTCGGCTGGACAGGTCGTGCCACCAAGAGCAAGGAAGAGCAGCCCGCTAAGTACAAGAATTCTCAGGACAGCGAGCTGTTCAACAAGAAACAGCTGGTGTTCAATGAGGTTAGGGCTAAGGAAGCCGGACGCCTGGCTGGCTCCCTGATCTTTGTTGAGGGTCACCTTGACGTGGTCTCCCTATGGCAACACGGCGTAGAGAACGTTGTAGCGATGCAGGGCACAGGTGCTCCAGATCCCTTGGTCCTCAAGCGCCTGGCTCGCAACATAAAGACCTTCATCCTATGTTTTGACGGCGACCAGGGTGGTCGGACAGCTGTTGAGAAGTTCATCTCAGCTGCTGGCCCCATGGCTATGAAGGGCGAGGTATCCATCCTTGTGGCCAAGATGCCTGAGGGCCAAGATCCAGATGAGGTGATCCGCAGCGAGGGCGAACAGGCTTTCCATAACCTGCTTCACGATGCCGCGCCCTGGCTTGACTGGGTTATCGACGAATGGGTCGGATCGCTTGACAAGAGCAACGGTGCCATGGTTACGGAGGTCGAGAATCGCCTGCGCGACTTGATAGATGGCCTGCACTCCAACGCTCTGCGCACCCACTACATCGACCGAGCCTCCCGAGCCCTGGCCATCAATGATAAAGAGGCCGCCAACCTGGTTAAAGGTTGGGGAGACCGCAGTGTTCAGATCGAGAAGAAGGAGTGGTCTGTCCGTGATCCTCACGAGACTAAAATCGTGACGAGCCGCCGCATGCTTCGTATCTATGTCCACCGGCCCGAGCACCGCGACGAGCTGCGCCCTCTCCTCGGTGCCGTTGATCATCCGCCCCTAGTGTGGCTTGTGCAGCGCCTTATTGAGCTTGAGGAGCACTGCGAGGTGGATCTTACCCCTCACAGCGTCATGGCCGTTGTAGCAGCCTCTGAGCCGCACTTCCTGTCACAGCTGCGCACTATTATTCAGCCGAACGTCACAATTGACAACAGTCCTGGTGTTCTGAAGCATTGTTCTGATATACTGAGCAGAGATCTACCCCAAGACACCCATGAGCCTGACCCCAATCAGCCATTTGCATGCTGAAGTGGTCGAGCTGTACGAAGAGATCGGCAGCTACCTCGGCACCGCTACAGCCCTGCACGCCAAGTATCCGTATTTGGCTAAACCTAACCAGCTCCGCAGCTACATCAAGACCGAAGTGAACGGCCAGCAGGTCGACTTTGAGACTGTTGCAGAGAACGTGCGCCTCGCCAAGGCCCACCAGGCTGCATCAGACCGCAACCGTGTCAAGGATAAAGCTTTCCGCGAACACGCTCGCATCGAAAACGCTGTTCTTTCCTACAATGAAGCTATTCTCGCGGAACTTGAGCGGCACGGCGCAGCTCTGGCTGACTGTCCTCGTCGTAGCGGCCCTCTGGACCCTAACGCTGCTGCCCTCGTCGTTCATCTGTCGGACAACCATTTCAACGAACTGGTCAATCTGCCAACTAACCGATTTGACTTCACCGTAGCTGCCAAGCGCCTGCAACTGCTGGCAATGAAGGCAAAACTTCTAGGCCTGGCTTATGGAGTAGAGAAGATTGTGGTCTTCTTTGGTGGCGACCTGATGAACAGCGACCGTCGCCTTGACGAGCTGCTGGCCATGAGCACCAACCGCGCCCGTGCAACTGTCCTGGCAGTTCATCTCTACAAGCAGTTCCTGATGGACCTGCGGGCCGACTTCTTTGTCGATTGCTTCGGTGTAACTGGCAACGAGTCCCGCGCCAAGGAAAACCTGGGCTGGGTGGATGTGGTAGCTACTGACAGCTACGACTTCACCATCTACAACATGCTTCAGGCCGTCTTCGATCAGGTCGAGGATAAGGGTCTGCGGTTCAACGACTTCCAGGCCAATGACGTGGTTTTCAAGATCCACAACGAAACGTTCCTGGGTATCCACGGCCACCAGATCAATGCTACCGATCAGAAGAAGGTCCAGGCAATGATTGGCAAGTATGCGGCCAAGGGCGTTAACATTACACACATTCTGTGTGGTCACATCCATGCGACGGTTGTCTCTGACTACGTTTCTCGCAACGCCTCTCTCGTGGGCTCTAACGCCTATTCTGAGGAGGCACTGGGCTTCGTGTCGAAAGCCGCGCAGAATATCCATATCGTCACGCCTCAAGGCTTGGATGGCTTCAAGGCTGACCTTCAGAATGTGGATGGAGTGGAAGGCTATGAAATTATTTCTCAGCTTGCCGCCTACAATGCGCGTTCCGCTGACAAGGCTGGGCTTGCGCTGCGAGAACCCACTACGATCGTTCAAGTGGTGATCTGATGGGTGCCATTCGTTACGAGACGACCAAGTGGGGTGAGCAGCGATTTCATGCCGTTGCCCACCTTAAGGGCCGCAAAGTACTTCTCGGCTGGTACACTACCGAACGTCGAGCACAGCAAGCAATCAACAAAGCGGAGGAATCATGAGCGCCACCATCTGGACCATCGAGAACTGTCCTTACTGCACTAAGGCCAAGAAGCTGCTGGCACTCAAGGGCATCGATTATAAAGAAATGCAAGGATTTCACCCAGACTGGAAGACTGTACCGTATATTGAGCTTGATGACCAGGTAATCGGTGGCTTCACCGAGCTGGCCAGGTTCCTACGAAACTCTTAAGTATGACTTTGCGACGGACTCTCCCCTGTATCGCCCTTGCTTTCGTGCTTGGTGGTACAGGGGTTTTCTCTGCGCCCTCTGTGAGCGCCTCTGGGCTGTTCTGCAGCAACCCGAACTACAGTGCACCCCATAAGGTGCTCAAGCCCGTTCTGGACCTGATCTCGAAGGGCGAAGGCGACTACAACGCCATCAACCGTGGCCGGGCTGGCGACACGCCCGGTGGTATTCAACGCCTGAAGGGGCAGACCTTCGAAAACTTCACGACCCAGCAGGTTATGGACATGCAGCGCCATGGAAGCCTGTATGCTGTCGGCCGCTACCAGTTCATACCAACAACACTGCGATGGGCTGTGGCGCACTCCGAAGTGGACCCGCTGGACATGTTTACTCCTGAAGTGCAGGATAAGCTGGCAACCGCTCTGATCATGTACAAGCGCCCTGCTGTGGGTGCCTATATCCGTGGCAACCACGACCTCGAAGGCTGGGCTCTTAACGAGATGGCCAAGGAGTGGGCCTCTATCGAATGGCGCAATGGTCGCGGCTTCTACGACCATGTCGGCGGCAACCGGGCACACATCTCCCGTGCGGAGATGTCCGCCGCGTTACAGACTGTGAAGAAAGCTTGGCAAGCTAATTAGTCTTAGTCATGATAATCATGTCCCCCGAAGGCACCCCGATGAAACTCTATCGAGCCATCTACAAGGAGGCCAATCAGACTGAGCGCAAGCTTGACCTGTATGCTCGCTCCTTGTCCAGCGCCACTCTCTCGGCCGCCGAACTGGTCGGCCCTGAGGGAACGTTGATTCGAGTCTACGAAAACCCTGACTGGTGAACCTATGCCCGGATTTTATCTTCTTTGCGGGTTGCTCATCGCAGCCCTCATCGTCGACCAAGAGACGACCATCAGAGTCCTGACCGCAGTCTCCCTTAAGATCCAGATCTACTGGATCAACCTGCGTCTCAGGTTCATGGCCTGGCGTATGTACCGCCAGATCGTTAAGCTTTCCAAAGAAGCAGGCTTTCCGCACCCTGGTCCCTTCACCTTTGTGAACATCTGGGATAGGGATCCGCTAAACTGACAACACACTCACCCGGAGTCACCCATGGCAATGTACAAATCCGACAGGATCTTCAAGAACGGTCCTAAAAAGCGCACCAGCATCGGGGACGGCCTCCGTAAGCTCGGCTCGTTCAAAAAAGGCAACGGCAAGAAGAAATACAAGGGTCAGGGCAAGTGATCCCGTACGGACTGCTGTTCCACCGCCTCAACCAACGCTACCAGGAGAACACTATGACCTGCACCAAACCCTGCGACAACTGCCAGTGCAAGAAGTCGACCTCGCCCTACGAG